TCTCAGTGAATGCGGCCTTGGCCGCGGCCCGAAATTCGTTGTTCTTGTCGATCACCTCCTGCATGACGGCCAGCCCCTCCTGCTGGGCAGCACGAAATGATCCCCCGGCAGGTCGGCCTACGGAAGGAAAGCCAAGATCCGCCGTGGCATCAGCAAATGGGCTTAGCCCACTCGTCGCAGCAGGAGCCTCCCCTGCAGCACTGGCGCCGGCAACCCGCAGCCGTTCGGCCTTGCGAAGTGCGGCCAGCATGGAGTTATTCAACCGTTCGATGGCGGCCTGGGTCTCATCAACTCGTTGCTGTAGCTGGCCACCCAGCCCACTTACACTATCGGCCCAACTCTTCAGCGCACTTTGGTCTTCCAGTTCTTCCCGCAAGCCAACGAGCTTGGCCTGCAGTTCAGCCATCTTGGCCTGAGCACTCTGGTCAATGATGTTGAAGTATACAGCCCACTCCCGCCCCCAAGTAATGATCGCAGGAATGGAATTCGTCAGGGCCGTCGCCAGATCAGCAATGGCGTCCGCATTTTCCAGCACGGCCTGCGTCACCTTCACCTTGATCAAGGTGAACAGCAACGTAAGCTCATCCTTAGCCTTCTCAGCCGACCGTAGCAGGTCCTCCTCCAGCACCAGCCCCAGATCTCTGGCCCGTTGTATGGCGGCCTCCATGCCCCCGATGCCATTCTTAATCAGGTTGGTCATGTCTACGCCCATGGTCCGCCCAAAGGCCGCAGCGAACAGCGCAGCCCGATCCAGTTGGGAGGTCAGGGAAGCACCCTTTTTGATAATGAGGTCGAAAGCGTCGTCGACGTTCTGGGCGGCTTGGACATTCTTCAGCAGCTCCGTATCCATGCCTTTCAGGATGGTGATTAAGGTACCCGTGCCCGCGCGGGCTTCACCGATCCGCTTGGCGAAGGCCGACAGGCCACCGGCCATGGCCCCAACATTAACGCCGGCTAGATCCGCTGCCACACGGAGCTCTTGCAGCTTGGTTGTAGTGAACCCGGTCTTGTCTGCTGTCTTTGCCAGCTCGTCACCGAAATCAATGGATTTTTTGATGAGCAATCCAAGACCAGTGACACCTGCCGCGAGGACCATGGCCCCACGGAAGGACGCCATCTTCTTGACGGCACCCCCGACGGATTTCCCAACACTGCGGAAGGTTTTACCGACGCGGCTCTGGAATGTTCGCAAGCGCCGTTCGGTCTGATCGATGCCACGATTAAATGGCTTCATGTCAGCCTCGAACCGAATGGCCAATGTGCCTAATGTTGCCATCAGTGCTTACGCCCCTTCTTTGTCTTGTCCATGACCCGCTGGAGCAGCTGACCCTGAATGGCCCCTTCGTCGTCGAGTTCGTTCTCGATCTGCTTGAAGGCCAGCCATTCAGTAATCTCCTCGCTGGTCAATTCACACAACAGCGCCCTGACGCTGGGATATCCTAACTCGCGACAGAGGGCGAGGTACCTAATCCGCTCGGGGCGCCGCCTAAGTTTCCCACCACTTCCTCGATGTCCTGTTCGGTCAGACCATTCAATCGAGAAGCAACGGCAAAGACACGGTCGAGGGCTTTCGCATTCTTCTTGCCCAGTTCGATCATGTCTGCAGCAGTGAACATCAGCTCGCCGTCGCCATTGATGGCGGTCAGAGCAATGAGACGTGCCCGCATGTTCTGGAACACCGACTTACGGCTTTCACCGTCCTCCGGCATCAGCGAAGCCTCCCACTTGTCTCGCTCCGTTCCGGTCATCATACGGACAGTCACCTTACCATCCCATTCGGGTACTTCGACATCTTCAGTACGAAGGTCGTCCGCACCCAAGATGTCCTCCTTGGATAGGGTTCTCATGCCTCCCTCCTTTCCTAAGGGTTATGATGTGGCTCGCGTGAGTGTGCCAGCCGACTGGATAGTGATATTGGTCGTCGCCAAATCACCCACGGCCCCACCCATCGGCGGGTAGGTTTCCAGCACACCATTGCCGGTGAAGCTGGGGTTGGTCGCGCTAACGGCCGAACTCGTCGGCACCAGGACACAAGCGAACACGGTTCCAACGATGCTGAAGAGGGTGGCATCGACCTTGGACGCCGCGAAGTCCTGGGCAAACTCAATGTCGATAGACCAATCCAACAGGCCACCAATGCGTGACCGGGTAGTATCGCTCATCACAGTATCATCTTGCAGCTCCGCGCTATAGTTCAGAACGCAAGACTTCACGTGGTCCGACAAATCGACCGTGTTGAGTGTGACAGAGTAATCAGTTGCAACGAAGATCGCCATGATGGCTCTCCTTCCTTAGACGATACCAATAGCGCAGATGAACTCAAAGCTCGGTCCTGCGCCACCAATGGTGTAGTTGACCCTCCACCAGTCGTCATTGGCAATCGCGCCCGCAAGAGACTTCCATTCGGACGTGATCCCGGTCGCCTGGGTGAAGGTCAGGCGATTGGTTGCTGAAGTCATCCCCGAGTTGTCGTCACTTTGAACGATCACATCGAGGGTGTCGCCAGAGCTGGCAGTGATAACATGGAGCGAGGCATACACACTTTCCCCAGCAGCCACAAGGCCAAGCTGACGAGCAGTGCCATTCCCAGTCGTGGTCCGGGTGGCATTGTGCATGACCGTCCCTGAGACCAACGGACCCTCACTAGCTTCTGCACGAGCGCTGAAGCTGAGAATTTCTCCCAGCACTGCCTCGTGATTGTACTCGCCTTCGTTGGCTTGGAAGAAATAAGCCGGCGAAGCATCCGCGCCGTCGGTGGGTCCAACCGTGGTGACGATACCTTGCGTTCCGACCTTCGGGAATATGTGACTGTCGATGTCGGCTGGTGCTGCTGCCGTATCATAGAAGCCTTCCAGGTTGGCTTGGATCGTCTTGAGCCCACCGATACGCGACCGAGTATCGTCACCGAACACCGTGTCGTCTTGAAGCTCCGCAGCGTACTCCAGAGCCATCTGGTTCAGGTGCCCGGACAGGTCATGATCACCCAGCCAAAACTTGCAGTTCGTAAGGACGTATAGTGCCATGATCAGGCCTCCATCAATATTGCTCGGAACCGCTGCACACCGTGCCGGGTCAGCCCATCGGGCTCAAGCAATGATTGTGAGAATTCGAAGACAATTCCCACGTGAACAAATGTCGCTGGTGTCAGCGTCACCTCGTGCAGTGCTCCGTGGACTGCACTCATAATATCAGAAACTTCCTTGCGGCCACGGTAGCGAGACCACGAATGGATTTCGAGTGTGTGCTCAAATCCATTCTTCGCGAACGTACTCTCATCAATCGTGGTCCCCTCGCCAATGGTCACATAAGGGAACGTCGGATCTTGAGGCACATGATCATAGACCCGTGCCGTGCTGCCGATGAGCCCCTGCACAGTGGCGTCATTACGGATGGCGTCATAAATCTCGACCTGCAGTTCCCACTCAGATGAAGCCATCAGCCTTTCCCCGCTGATCTGGTGAACTTCTTAAGGAAGACCTTGCGGCGTTTCTTAAAGCCATCCTTAGCGTGTTCGAAGGCCGGTGTCATAAACGGCCGTGCCCCCATGCGGCTGGTCCCGAATTCCAGCATGTCCGAATACTCGGCGCCACTCACGGCCTCGGCTGCAAGCCGCTTCCCCCTGGCCATCGATGCCCGGATGTGAGCAGCTAAGAAGCCAGTGTCAGTGGCAGGGGGTTGGCCGGGAGCGGAAGCCCTGTGGATCACGCTGCGGCGCCGGTACATACGGCCTGACTTGGGTCCACGTTGCACCAGACGCTTGGCCTCCGTCGCAGTGTCCACAGCCGCGGACAATAACAGATCGGCCATGGGCTTACGAGCCTTCTCCGGCAGTTTTTTGAGCCGGCCCTTCAGCTCCTTCATGCCGATGATTTTGCTGGCTTGCGCCATCAGGTGGCTACCCCCTCATCGCACAGCATGACAAGGTACCGGGCTTTATCATCCTCAGGATCGAAGATGCCCTTGATGTTGAATGCCCGCGACCCCACCACGAACCGGTTCTCCGTCGTGATGTCCGTCCGATGCCGAATCGTCACCTGGTGGGTGACTACATCTTCGAGGCCCTGCTGGGCAAGACGCTCGCCCGCGGACATAGGTTTAATGTGGCCCCACACGCTGGCCACTGCATCCCAGGAC